CCCGCGGGAGTCTCCCGAGGAATACGCACAGGCCTGCCGGATGTGTTGGCATGAACCCACTGCGCCGGGGGGAATCCGCCTTGGCGGCGGATCGGATCGATCGTCCGGCTTCGCCGGCATGATCGATCCCTACGGCGCGTGCGTCTCCGTGGCCCCGGCGGTTAAGGCGACCCTCAGGACGGATGTGGGCATCCGCCCCTACGGGGTGCACTCGTTACCAATGACTGACTAATGACAAGGAGGTACTATGGAAGAATCCAAATCCATCCAAGAACCCCAGACCCGGGAGGTCGCTCCGGCCGCCGCCGAGGCCCCGGCCGAGGCCCCCGCCACGGCGGAGACCCCCGCTGCCTCGCCTGCCCCCGCCCCTGCCCCCGCCCCGGACAGCGAGGCGGAGTTTGACCGGCTGATCCACGGGCCCTACCGGGAGCAGTTTGCCCGGGCGGCGGGGGCCCTGCTCCGGCGCCAGGCCCGGGCCCAAAGCCAATACTACGCCTACCGCCGGCTGCAGGACCAGGCGGCCGACCTGGCCCGGACGGTGCCGGGCTTCACCCTCCCCACGGCCATGGCCGACCCCAACTTTGCCGCCCTGATCCGGGCGGGGGCGGACGTGGCGGTGGCCCACCGGGCGGCCTTTCCCCAGGCAGCCGAGACCCGGCCCCCGGAAAACGGTCTGGGTCCCGGCGGCCCCTGCGTCCACCGGGAGGACCCCTCCCGCTGGTCTGAGACCGAGCGGGCCGAAATCCGCCGCCGCGCCCTGCGGGGCGAGCGGGTGATCCTGTAATCCCCCCGGCCGGGCCCTGCCGATTGCCCGCCCCGGGACAAGGGAAATATCCACCCACCTGAGAAGAGAAAGGAGAATCGCACAATGGCAAACGAATCCGGAATGAACATCCTGGTCAACACCACCACCGGCGACACCAACGCCTTTGACGGCAGCGCCGCCCACGAAACCGGGGCCATGAGCCCCGGCATGCAGTCCTACTACAACACCGAGCTGCTGCACAACGCCCGCACCAAGCTGATCTACTCCCAGCTGGGCAAAAAGCAGTTCCTCCCCGCAAACCACGGCGAGACCGTCCAGTGGCGCAAGTGGAACACCTTTGCCAAGGCCATGACCCCCCTGCAGGAGGGCGTCATCCCCACCGGCCAGCGTCTGGGCCAGAGCGCCCTGCACGTCAGCGTCCAGCAGTACGGCGACTATGCCGCCGTGTCCGACCGGCTGGATCTGCACGCCGTGGACAACACCATCGCCGGCGCCGCGGAGGAGATGGGCGCCGCCGGCGGCGAGACCGCCGACACCCTGGTGCGCAACGAGCTGTGCACCGGCACCAGCGTCCTGTACGCCGACACCACCGATGAAAACGGCAAGCCCCTGTCCACCCCGGTGGCCCGCTGCCAGCTCAAGGCGGACAACAACCGCCTCACCCCCGACACCGTCAACAGGGCATACACCTTCCTGAAAAAGCAGAAGGCCCCCTTCTTTGAGGGCAACAAGTACGTGGCGGTGATCCACCCCTCGGTGGTGTACGACCTGCGCTCCAGCCGTGACTGGCTGGAGGTGCACAAGTACGCCGCCACCCGGCCCATCTTCAACGGGGAGATCGGCGAGCTCCACGGGGTCCGGTTTATTGAGACCACCGAGGCCCCCATCTTCAACGGCGGCACCCTGTACGACGAGGAGAAGCCCAATCTCACCGTGGCGGGCTACACCGTCAACGACACCGGCACCGCCCAGTACGGCGTCGCCAGCCCCTACAAGGTCACCGTGAAGGAGACCCTGACCGAGGCCCAGGCCCAGGCCCTGGTGGGCCGCAAGGTCCACTTCTACGACACCTCCGCCGGGGCCATGGGGGGCACCGGGGAGATCATCGGCGCCACCGCCGCCGGCAAGGCCCTGTGGCTGGCGGAGGCCGCGGGGGTGGCCCTGTCCGGGGCCAGCGGCAACGAGGACACCCTCTGGCCCGGCGAGGGCGGCGACCCCATGGAGGGCCCCTGCGCGGTGTACGGCACCCTGTTCTTCGGCAAGGACGCCTTTGGCGTGGTGGACCCCGAGGGCATGGGCATGGAGATGATCATCAAGGACGCCAGCCAGATCGGCGGCCCCCTGAACCAGTTCTCCACCGTGGGCTATAAGTTTGAAACCGCCACCCGCATCCTGTATCAGAACCGGATGGTCCGGGTGGAGAGCTGCTCGGCCTACTCCGGCGTGGACGAGGCAAACTGATCCCATGGGCAGTTGCGTATGACCCCCGGCGGCGGGGGCCGGCCCTTCCGGCCCCTGCCCCGGCACAGGAAAGGAGGATTTCATGCTTTTTACCAAAACCTGGTGGCGCGCCGCCCTGGTCCGGGCCCTGCGCACCGCGGCCCAGACCGCCGCGGCCCTGATCCCCGCGGCGGCCACCCTGTCCCAGGTGGACTGGGCGGTGGTGGCCTCCACCGCGGCCCTGGCGGGGCTGTGCGCCCTGCTCACGGCCCTGGCGGGCCTGCCGGAGGCGGAATAACATGGTGCTGCAGCAGCGTTTTCTCACCCAAAACCCCTGCTACCGGGCCAACCAGTCCCGGGCCGACAGCCGCTATGCCGCCTTTCAGGACCGAGGGCCCCGGGGGCTGATGCTCCACAGCGTGGGCTGCGCCCAGCCCAGCGCGGCGGTGTTCTGCCGGCTGTGGGACAAGAGCACCTACACCAACGCCTGCGTCCACGCCTTTATCGACGCGGACACCGGGGTGGTCTGGCAGACCCTGCCCTGGACCTGGCGGGGCTGGCACTGCGCCGGCAGCGGCAACAACACCCATCTGGGGGTGGAGATGTGCGAGAGCGGGGCCATCCGCTATCTCAAGGGCACCGCCAATTCCTTTGAGCTGCTGGACCCCGCCCGGGCCCGGGCGGACTGCCGCCGGACCTACGCCGCCGCGGTGGAGCTGTTTGCCCGGCTGTGCGTCCAGCTGCAGCTGGACCCCCTGGCCCCGGGGGTGATCCTCTCCCACCGGGAGGGCCACGCCGCGGGCATCGCCTCCAACCACGGGGACCCGGAGCACTACTGGCGGGGCCTGCAGATGGGCTATACCATGGACGGCTTCCGCGCCGACGTGGCGCGGGCCATGAAAGGAGAGATTGACATGACCCCACAGGAGCTTACCGCCCTGCTGGACCAGCGGGAGCAGGAGCTGACCCAGCGCCTGCGGGCGGAGTGGAGCCAGAGCCTGGCCCAGGCTGCCGCCCAGGTGAATCTGGGCCAGGAGCTCACCCGTTCCGCCCTGCTGGGCCCCTACATCCGCACCCTGGCGGACGTGCCCCATGACACCGTCCGGGGCGAGGTCCGCCAGCTGCTGGACAGCGGCGCCATCAACGGCGGCACCGACGCCGCCGTGGACCCCGACGACATCTACCTGCCCTACAACGTGCTGCGGGCCCTGGTCATGGCCAAGCGCTACGCCGACCGGGCAGGGGCGAACCCCGGCTGAGCCGGCGGGAGAAAGGAGAGAGAGAATGAAACAGCAGATCCAATCCCCTCTGCAGGAGCTGGTCACCGTCACCCTGCCCATGGCCACCGGCCTGGAGGAGAACTTTGTCTTTGTGGGCCTGAACGGCAAGGGCTACACCGTCATGCGGGGGGTGGACGCCCGGGTGCCCCGCCCCGTGTTTGAGATTCTCAAGGAGGCCCGGCGCCAGCAGGAGCGGCAGAGCGCCTATATCCGGGCCTGCCGGGAGCACGCCGGCCGGGAGGCCGCCGGGCCGGAAATGTGAGGTGACCGGCGGTGCGGATCCCCCAGTTTATTTTTTACCGGGGCAGCACCCCCACCCTGGAGCTGGAGCTGCCCATGGCCCTGACCGGGGCGGAGACCGCCTGGGTCACCCTGAGCCAGCAGGGCCAAACCGTGCTGGACTACGCCATGCACGCCCAGGGCCAGACCGGTGAGGGCAGCCTGAGCCTGTGCGACACAGACCCCTGCCTGCTGCTGGTACAGCTGACCCAGGCCGACACCCTGGCCCTGGACCACGGCGACTGTGAGCTGCAGCTGCGCCTGCGCACCGCCGACGGGGCGGACACCTTTGCCCCCTGCTTCGGCTGGGTGGGCCAGGCCCGGCGGAAAGGAGAGATTTGATGTATCCCATGTATCTGCACCAGCGCCTGCCCATGCTCTCCTGCGCGGTGGCGGGCAGACCGGGCCCCTCGGCCTATGAAATTGCGGTGGCCCTGGGCTATGAGGGCACCGAGTCCCAGTGGCTGGAGAGTCTGCGGGGGCCCCAAGGCCCCCAGGGTCTCCGGGGAGAGACCGGGCCCCGGGGCCCTCAGGGGGAGACCGGCCCCCGGGGCCCCCAGGGGGAGACCGGCCCCCGGGGGGCGGACGGGGCGGCGGTGCTGCCCCTGACCCCCCAAAACGGCCAGGATCTGGCGGTGTGCGGCGCCGGGGTGCTCCACCTGGACGAGGATGAGATCTCCCTGTCCGCCGGCAGCCCGCAGACCGGCCAGGGGGCCGCCTACGCGGGCATGCTGGGGGTGGGCCTGTCCTACATCCCCCAGGGCGGCAGCGCCTCGGAGGAGATCGCCCTGAGCATTGACGGCGGCGGCATTCAGTGCGGCGGCAGCCGGGTCCACGGCGTGGCGGCCCCCGCCGCCGGCACCGACGCCGCCAACAAGACCTATGTGGACGGCCGGGTGGATGCCGTGATTGACACCGTCAACAGCTGGCTGGCGGCCATTGTGGGAGGTGAGGGCTGATGTCAACCTTGGACGCAGTGCGTATGCAGCGGGTGGCAACGGCCCTGGACGCCAACAACGCCGCCATCCGGGCCAAGGGGGTCACAGTGCCGGCGGGCACCAAATTTGACGCCCAGGCGGCCCTGATCGGGGCCATCCCGGTGCTGACCACCCGCACCGGCAGCCTCACCCCCAGCGCCGACGGCATGGTGATCACCCTGCCGGAGGACCTTGACGGGGCCTTGGCCCTCTGGGTCCACTGCGACCTGGACCAGGCCAAGGCCAAGGGCACCAACACCATCTACGAGGCCCTGGGGGTCATGCCGCCGGGCCGCGACGTTGTGGCCAACACCATCTACCGCTCGGTCAACGCCAGCGGCGCCCTGGCCATGGGGGGCACGGCCCCGGTGGCGGACGAGAACGGGAAGATCAAGATTTCCACGTCCAAATACTGGCGGGCTGGTCTGGCCTACGACTATATCCTCTGGTACGGGGGGCAGCAGACATGACGGAGCTGTGGATCTCGGTGGTCACGGGGCTGCTGACCCTGGCGGGGGTGTGCGTCACCGCCTACGCCGGGGCCAAAAAGACCCGGGACGAGGTGGCCCAGCGGCTGTCCATGGCCCAGGCCGTGACGGACTATAAGCTGGAGCAGCTGACCCGGGAGGTGCGGCTGCACAACGAGTTTGCCCGGCGGGTGCCGGTGCTGGAGGAGAAGGTGCGGGCCCTGTCCGCCAGGCCGGAGCTCGGGGCCCGGGGAAAGGAGCAAGAATGGAAGAACTGGAACTGACGGCAATCACCGCCGAGACCCTGGCCGGGGCCATGCAGACCCTGCGCAAGTACAAGGCGGCCAAGGCCGCCCTGGACCGGCGGATCATTGAAAACGAGGAGTTCTGGCGTCTGCGCCACTGGGAGCACATCCCCCAGCAGGGCACCACGGGGCTGAAAACCCGGTCCGCCTGGCTGGTCAACGTGATTCTCTCCAAGCACGCCGACGCCATGGACGCCTACCCGGAGCCCACCTGTCTGCCCCGGGCCCGGGACGACGAGGCCGAGGCCAGGCGCCTGTCCGCAGTGGTGCCCGTGGTGCTGAGCCAGAACGACTTTGAGCACACCTGGTCCGTCAACTGGTGGAAGAAGCTGAAGGCCGGCATGGCGGTGTACGGGGTCTTTTGGGACCCGGAAAAGCTCTCCGGCCGGGGGGACGTGGCCATCCGGCCGGTGGACCCCCTGGATCTGTACTGGGAGCCCGGCATCACCGACCTGCAGGACAGCCGCAACCTGTTTCTCGTCCGGCTGCAGAGCAGGGAACGGCTGCTGGAGCAGTACCCGGACCTGGAGGGAGAGCTGGAGAACACAGACTTCACCGGCAGCCGATATCTCTACGACCAGAGCGTAGATACCTCTGACCGGGTGCCGGTGATTGACTGGTACTACAAAAAGCGGGACGGGGCCCGCACGGTGCTGCACTACGTCAAGTTTGTGGGCCGCCGGGTGCTCTACGCCACGGAAAACGGCCCCCTGGCCCGGCGGGGCCTGTACGACCACGGGCTGTACCCCTTTTTTGCAGACGTCCTCTTCCCGGAGGAGGGCACCCCCGGGGGCTTTGGCTACATTGACCTGTGCAAGGACGCCCAGCGGCAGATCGACCTGATGAACAACGCCATTGTGGCCAACTGCGTGGCGGCCGCCACCCCCCGCTGGCTCAAGCGGGGGGACGACGGCATCAACGAGGAGGAGTACGCCGACTGGACCCGGCCCTTTGTCCACGTCCAGGGCTCCCTGGAGGACAGCGCCATCCGGCCCATCACGGTGAATCCTCTCAGCGGAAACTATCTCAACGTCCTGGCCGCCAAGGTCAACGAGATCAAGGAGACCTCCGGCAACCGGGACGTGAACAACGGCGGCGTGGGCGGCGGGGTCACCGCGGCCTCGGCCATTGCCGCCATGCAGGAGCAGAGCGGCAAGCTCAGCCGGGACCAGATCACCAACGCCTACCGCTGCTTCCGCCAGGTGGTGTACTGCGTCATCGAGCTGATCCGGCAGTTTTACACCAGCCCCCGGCAGTTCCGCATCCTGGGGGACTACCTGGGCTTTGACAACCGGGGGCTCCGGGGCCCGGCGGTGTTTGACATTGAGGTGGCCGCCCAAAAGCAGAGCAGCTACACCAAGCTCAGCTACAACGAGCTGGCCCTGCAGCTGTTCCGGCTGGGGTTCTTCAACCCCCAGCTCACAAGCCAGGCCCTGCTGGCCCTGGAGATGATGGACTTTAAGGGCAAGGAGCAGCTGCAAACCCGGCTGGCCGCCCAGGCAGAGCTGGTGCGGCTGCTGCAGCAGCCGGGCCCGTCGGCCCCCGGGGACGGGGGGTCGCCCCTCCGTCTGCCCCAGACCGACGCCCTGGGCCAGGTCAAAAAGCCCAATCCCCTGATGGAAAAGGCCCGGGCCCGGGCGGCGGCAGCCACCCAGCCCCGGACCTAGAGAGGAGGCTGTCATGCAATTTCCCGTATTGAATCCCCCGGGGGGCACCCAGCTGCACATCCGCAGGTTTCTGGGCTATGACCGCAGCCCCATGGCGGCCCCGGGCGCCTTTTGGGACATGGAGAATCTCTGCGCCGACCGGGCGCCCCAGCTCACCGTCCGCCCCGCCCCCACCCAGGTGGAGGGGCCGGACGGCCGCCCCCTGACCGGGGTGGAGGCCCTGGGGGGCGACCGGGAGCGGATCTGGATCAACCGGTTCGGCGACCTGTGGGCCGGGGAGTACTGCCTGCCCCAGTTTGTGCCCCGGCGGGTCACCGTCCCCCGGCGGCAGCTGGTGATGCTGGGGGGCTGGGTCTGCGTGTTTCCCGACGGGCTGTATGCCAACGCCGTCCGCCTGGCCCAGGGCCAGCATATGACCGAGAGCGAGGACTACGGCAGCATCCGCCAGGACAACTCTGTGGAGGCGGGCCTGCTGCGCCTGGCCCCCTGCACCGCCGACGGCACGGAGTTTGTCGTCACCCGGGGCAGCGAGCCCCCGGCGGACGGGGCCTGGCTGGACACCAGCGAGGAGCACCCGGTGATCAAGCGCTACAGCCAAAGCCAGGGCCTGTGGCTGGCGGTGGAGTGCTATACCAAGCTCAGTCTGCCCGGCATTGCCAAGGGCCTCCACCCCGGCGACGGGGTGGAGCTCACCGCCCAGCTGGGCGGGGGGCAGGCGGAGGACCTGCTCCTGGGGGCCCATGTGCTCACCGCCGCCCTGCACGACCCCGGCGCGGCGGACCGGGCGGAGGGCGCCGGGGACTATCTGGTCTACCCGGGGCTGATCTCCCAGGTGGTGGAGACCACCCTGGTGTCCGGCAGCAACCATTACGTCCGGGCCCAGCGGCCCCTGCCGGAGATGGACTTTGTGGTCAGCTGCAAAAACCGGCTTTGGGGCTGCCGCGCCGCGGGCCAGGTCCACGAGCTGTACGGCTGCAAGCTGGGGGATTTCCGCAACTGGAGCTGCTTTCAGGGTCTGAGCTCTGACAGCTGGCGCGCCTCCAGGGGAGAGGGCGGCCCCTTCACCGCCGGGGCGGTGCTGGACGGCTGCGTCCTGTTCTTCCGGGCCGACGGGGTGGAAAAGCTGGTGCCCTCCCACCGGGGGGACCACCGGGTGCTCACCTACTCCCTGGAGGGGGTGGAGGAGGGCAGCGACCGCAGCGTCTGCCTGGTGGGCAGCCGGCTGTATTACAAGTCCCCCGGCGGGGTGTGCTGCTACAACGGCACCCTGCCGGTGCGGATCTCCGCCCCCCTGGGGCCGGAGCGGTATCATGACGCCGTGGCCGGGACCTGGGACGGCAAGTACTATCTCTGCCTGCGCACCCAGGCGGGGGAGGACCGGTTTTTCGTCTACGACACCGGCACCGGCCTGTGGCACCGGTGGCAGGCCTGCCGGTTTGAGATGGCCCGGTCCCTGCCCCAGGGGCTGGAGCTGCTGAGCGAGGGCAGTGTGCTGCAAATCGGCCCCGGGGGCAGCCGGCGGGAGGTCCGCTGGTGGGCCGAAACCCGGGACCTGGACCCCCTGCCGGGCCGCCGGGCGCGGATCAGGGCCATGCAGCTCTGGGCCGAGCTGGAGCCCGGGGCGGAGGCCACGGTGCTGGTGTCCTATGACGGAGGGCCCTGGCAGCGAAAGGGGCGGCTGATGGGCAACCGGCCGGGGCTGCAGCGCCTGCCCCTGCAGCCCCGGCGGTGCGACCGGCTGCGCCTGCGGCTGGAGGGCGTGGGCGGTCTGCGGCTGGAGGGCATCAGTCTCAGCCTGGACACCGGCAGCCGCCTTGACTGAGAGGGGGGCTTGCCATGTATGAAATCCCGCCCCGGCCGGAGGGCACCACGGCCCAGCAGCTGGAGCAGCTGTGGCAGGCCCTGTTCCGGCTGACGGAGCAGCTGAACCTGGAGAAAGGAGAGGAGTCATGACCATTTACGAGGCCCTGGCCGGGGCGGATCTGTCCCGGCCCAACGAGCTGGAGCCGGCGCTGAAGCTGCACTGGCTGTCACAGCTGGACGGCCAGATCTGGCAGGACGTGCTGCAGGCCCACGAGGGGGGCCCGGCGGGGGAATTCCCGGGCTATGACGGCAGCACGGATATCACAACCACCCGGCTGCTGGTGCCGGCCCCGGCGGACGAGCTGTACCTGCGGTATCTGGAGATGCGGATCGACCTGGAGCAGGGGGAGCTGACCCAGTACAACAACAGCGCCAGGCTGTTCCAGGCGGCCCTGCACACCTGGGCGTCCCGCCACACCCGCACCCACAGGCCCCTGGGCCCCGCCGCCCTGCGGTTCTGATATTAAGATTCCATAATGGAGCTTGTGAAAAGGATAAGACTTTCAACAGATGCCTCGAACGGAAGCAAGGCAGTGGACGGAAGCTGGTTATGCCTGCCGGCGGCCATACAATCCGCCAAAAGGCATGGATTATTGCTCCGAGCATAGCTCTGCGCAATGTTCCGCGACAGCCCACAGGGCTGTCGGGCGCTGACACGCCTGCTGTTTGCGCAGAAAGTATGCAAAGACGCACCAGGGAGGGGGAAGATTCCGAATCTCTCCCCCCTCCCTGGACCCTGCTTGCGGATGCCAGTTCCGCAGCAGAGCTGCGCAACTGGCGATAAAATTTCGCAGCCCACCGGGCTGCTCTGCCCTCATTCAAACGGGTTAAGGAGTGGGCTCCTTAACGATTCTCCT